CGTTGGCGTAATCGTGCGCGATCAAAAGGTTGTTCGCAGGGTCAACGCACGACGCCAGCACGTAGTCCTGCACCGTCCCGAGGCTGTGCGTGAAAGTGAAAGTTGTGCTCGCTGCGCCGACGGAAGTAAATGTCTCGACGTGCGAGAAACGATTGATCCCGAGATTTGCCCGAGCGGTGGACGGGCTGGCAACGTCCGAGAGGTTCGACGCTTTCTGGGCTGCGCCGGTGATACGGGTGTCGTTGCCTTCAGCGACGGATTCGGCGGCAGTTCCGAAAACAAGACCCAGCGATGCGAACCCGTTTGCGTTGCCGAAATAAGTCCATGCGCTCGCGACTCCGCTGCGATTGACTGAGCGCACGCGAACGTGGCCGGCTTGCAGAGTTGCGTTGTAAAAGGTGAACCGCGCTTCGAAAATTTCAGCGTATCCCCAACTGTAATCGACCGCCGCGTCGGAGTTCGTGAGCGTCGCCTTGACCTCGTAGTAAGCAAAATCTTGCTCTGTGTTTTCCTGCCACTCGGCAAGCGAACCGAACGCAAAGACTGCTCCAATTTTGCGCGGCTCCACGTTTGGAGACAACGCCGGCGAAAGCGCAATCGGCGCCGCCGGCGCGGTCGTGTTACTCGGCGCGGTCTGACTGAGCAAAGACGAAACCGGCGACAACGCTCCCGAAAACGAAATGCCTCGCGCTGCAAATTGGTAAGCCTCGCCGACGGAAAGATCGTCAATCGTGACGGCGTAGGAGACTGACGAGTTGATCTGATTGCCAATAATGAAATCGCTTGAGCCTGTTCGCCGATAAAGCACGTCGAGAGCGACCGCGCCCGATGGCAACGGCGGCGCGGTAAGTGAAACGCGGGCGAAGCTCGTGCCGTCCGTCGAGACATAGACCGTCGTGCTGATCAGCGTCGGCGCGTTCGGCGTGGCCGGCGCGCTCGGATCAATCGGCCCGGCCGTGATGACGGACGGCGTGGCCTGCACGTAGCTGGTAAATCCGCTGACGTTCTCGACTGAGTCGTAGGCGGTCAGCCAATAGTAATACGTCGTTCCGATGTTTACGTCCGTGTCCACGAACCGCGACGCGCGAACCTCGGCGATCTTGTCCGTGTTCGCATTGGCCGGCGTGACTGCCGAAGTGTTCCGATAAATGCCGTATTCCGAAAAGTCCGGCTCAATGTTGTCGTTCCAATCGAGCGAGACGGCCTTGCCGGTCCCGATGGCAGCGCTCAGTCCGGTCGGAATCGCCGGTGCGGTCGTGTCTTTTGCGACGGTGATTGAGCCGCTGAGATAGCTTGTCGAAATCCCGAAGAAGCTCTCACCGTAAATGCGGACGTTGTAGTTCGTGCCAATCGTAATGTCGGACGAGATGAAGTCCTCGGTCTGCGCGCCCTCGACCGTGTTCCACGTCAGGTAGGTCGTGCTTGCGGCCGGCTTGTATTCGATGACGACCGAGCCACCGCTCTGGATGAACTCCGCAGCCGGTGGAGTCCAGCCGACGCGAATCCGTGGCAAGATCGTGCCATCGGCCTGCACGAGCTGCGTCGTGCCGTCTGCCGTCAGCGAAAGGTTGGTCGGCGCGCCGAGCGTGAACGGGTCGGGCAGCGTCGTGTTCGGCGAGTCCTCGACAAAGATTTCCTCGTCAACGTCCCACGAATAAACCGACGAAGCGGTCTCCCGCAGCGTCATGTCGATAAACACCTGCGGAGGCGTGCCGTCGCTCGCGAAATTCCACTCCATGACCTCGAAGACCTTCGACGACCAGCCGAGCTTTTCGTTGGTAATCATGACCGTGTCACCGGCCCGAACCTGCATCGCCTCAAGACGGAAGCGTGCCGAGAACGTGATTTCCTCGCGAGCGCGGCGAAGCTCCAGCACGGCGAGCCGTTGAGCGCAGCTCGGCGAAGTCGTGAACGGCAGAACCACGTCGCGAAAGAACACGTTGTTATTGTCCGCCGTGACGTAGGTGGCCGAGCTGATCGTCGGGAAATCCGTCACCTGCCAGTTGTTCGTCTCGCTCACGTAAACGCCTTTGACGCTATTCACCCGGTCGCGTGCGCTCGTCCGCGTCTGCACGTTGAGCGGCCCGACGAAATGCTTTTCGGTCAGCGTAACGGTAGGAATCCGGTAGGCGGACGCGTAAGGAACGATGCGGCCGCCCGTGTAAGCGATCAGCCCGCCCATTGCCGAGAGCAGCTTGCCGATGTTTTCGTCGGGCGATGCGCTCGTCACAATCACGCCGTTCGCTTCATAGCGGTTTTCGTAAACCGTCGGCGAGAGCGGAAGGATTTGAACTTGTTCCTCGCAGATGGTGGCAGCGACGCCGAACGCGGTATCGTCAACCTCGGCGGCGGTCATGCCCATGCCGAGCGCCGTGTCGGTCAGGTAGTCGCGCAAGCAGAGCGCGGCGTTCGCGGAATAGGCGGTGTTTCCCGTGCGCGGATCGAGCACTTTCTTGCCGCGAATGACGGCGCTGATGTTCGGAATACCGCTAGGGAATTTCTCGGCGTCCCACGTCAGACGAACGTAGAGGTAGGCGATGCCAGATAGCTTGTGGTTCGAGGTCCATTTGCCATCGGTGAGGCTCGCCGTGTCCGCGATCAAATCCGCGTCGGCGGTGTCGCCGGGAACGCCGCGCTTTTTGTTGATGCGGGCGACGCCTGCGTAAAATCCCGTCGGCGTGTTCGAGACGAGTGGCACTAGCTCGTCGTTGAAATAGACCTCGTCAATCGCTTCGACCTCGTGGCCGGCGAGCGTCAAGACGATGTGCAAGTATTCGTTTTTGGTTCCCGTCGTGCTGAGATAAACGATGGTCCCGCTGACTCGGCTTTTTCCGTAAACGATCGTCCGCGCCGAGATTGGCGACCGAACCATTTGCGACCGGTCCGAGAGCGACGAGTCGGCGAAGCTCGGCATCTTTGGCGCGAGCAGTTTCGACGCGGCCATTGAACCGCCGATGACCGCAGTGAAAGCCACGATGTATCCGATTGCGGTCGCAATCGCTGCCGATGTGACGCCAACGGTTAGTGCTGCGCTCGCGACTGCGTAGGCGATAGCGTAAATGATTCCTTGTGGCATGTTAGATTTTCCAGAAACGCGTTTCCGCGCCGTCGTTTAAGTCAGCGAATAAAAGCCCATCCTTCCCGACATAAGCGATTTTCGAGCCTATCACGATCGTCATCGTCTCGCCGTTGCCACAATCACGCACCGCGATGTCTCCCCGAGCAGCGAATCCTTGGCCGATTGGCTTGAATCCTAGAGGCTCCATGTGCGCTTGGATAGTTCCGATCAGGCCGCCGTGTTTTTCGAGCACGCGCACGCCAGAAAGCGCGCTGTTGTAGGTGCCGCGCAGACGCGCCGCTGGGTCGATTCCGGTGCAAAGCTCAATCCAGTTTGCTCCAAATAGGCAGCAGTCGTTTATTCCCCACGCGAAAGGTTGATCGCGCTTTTGCTCGATGAATTTTGCAAGCAGGTCCGGCCAGTTGTCGCGGCGTGCTGGCATGGTCACATGTATGAGGTGGCCTCGGTCTCTCCGCCGCCCTCGCGCACCGGTGCCGCAAGCTTCGCGTTGCCCCAGTAAATTTGTTTTTCTTGGATCGCGGTGACGAACTCCAAGCCAAGATCGCCGGGGTGCAAATTTTCCTGCTCTTCCTGCGTGTAGCGCACCTCCCGCGGCCGGCGAAAGTCCACGAGCTTGTTTTCCGCGCTCATGATGATCGTCGCGTTTTGCCCGTCATCGTTGACCGACATGACATCCATGCGCCCGGCGAAGATCGTGACGGGCGAAGAGACAATCGCGCCAGTAGCGTCGAGTGCGCCGAACAGCACGGAGCATGCTTTGCCTTGGTAGTTCTCCGTGAGCGCAAGCGAGACGTATGCACTCGGAATTCCCGAGAGCTGGAAGTTGATGCCGCGCGCTGAAAGGTCGGTCGTCTCCTCAACCGGCGAAATCGTGCCAAGCGTGCCGATGCCCTGATAAGTCACGGCGCCAACGGTAATCGTCCCGTAACCGCTCCAGAGCCGGACCGGCGTCGAGAACGAGAACGACGCGAGCAGGATCGGCGAGAGCTGCGATGCGCTGACCTCGGTGACCATGTTGGCCGAGAGCGAGCGGCCTGCGGTGGTGATGCTCATGACTCGACGTCCTCGATGATCGCAAAGCCCACGCCGTAGATGCTCGCCTCGCCGATGGCCCACTCGGTGCTTGGTGATGCGAGACGGAAGACTCCCTTTGCGTTGGCGTAGGTGATCGAAGTGCCGCCCGCGTAGCTTTTGCGTAGAGCCGGAAAAAGATCGACGCTCGTTGACGAGTTGGATTGCACGACCTTGTAAAGCGAGGTCGAGATTTGCAGCCAGTCGCCGACTGCAAATGATCCAGAGCCGCCCGTGTTTGTGTAGGTCAATGTCGTGCCGTTCGCAGTCGCCGTGGCTACGTTCAGCGTCCCGGTGACACCGCCTCGGTTCAACGGGTTGGCGTAGTCTTGGAAATAGAACGTGCCGCGCTGCGCCTTGAGAAGAAACGCGACGATCTCCTCGGCGTCCGCACGCTTCATCGGCGGGCAATCGACCGAGCCGAGCCAGGCTTGACCTGGCCAGTTGTATTGCTGGGTCTGCAGCGTAAAGGGCGACGTGTTGCGCGAGGTCGCAGAAACGCCCGTAAACGACAAGCGCGAGAGGTTGAACGGACTCGGCGGCGTGAGTGGGTAGGTGATGGCCATGAGGATTAGGCGAAGGCTGCGCGGTAGCCGCCGCCGCGTCGAACCATGTCGGGGATCTCGGCCTTGAGCCGACGCCGCTCTTGTTCGAGGATCGGAGCAAGTTCGGCGCGCGAGACGCCGGCCGCGATGTTGTAATTGACCGTGACGCTTCCGCTGCCCGAACCGCTGCCGCCGCCCATCTTGTTATTCGGAACGATTGTGCCCGACGCGTGAGGAACAAAGAGTTCTGGGCCTTGCTCGCCGACGACGTAGGGCGAGCCGCCGCTGACTGGTCCGCCCATTGCGCGGCCGGGTATTGGTGGAGCGCCAAGCAAAGTTGCGATGCCCGATGCGAGGCGCTGCGTGACCATTTGCTGAAACACCAGCCGAATCAAATCGCGGCCTAGCGCGCGGACGACCTCGCTGAGCTTTTGCCCGCTCAAGATCGCGTCCTCGAATCCTTGCGCGATTAGACTGCCGGCGTTCTTGGCGAGGATTTGCAAATCGGTTTCAAGAATTTTTCTCTTACCAATCGTTTTTACCAATTTTTCTTGAAGCTCAGTTAATTGTTCAAAGAGCGCTACTTCTTCTGCGCTTGCAGTCAGAATATTAAATGCCCCGTCCTCAGGAAGCAGTGATTGCAGTGCTTCTATTTCGGAAGTAAGATCAACTACCTGCTGAATAATTTTAGCCTGTTGTTGCTC